ATTCTCTAAGGCTTCCATTGGTGCTCGTATTACAGTAGACTGAACGTTACGTGCCATAGTCTTAATCATGGATACCATTGTACCACGGCGCATGTTTTCAATTCTACGCCACGTTTGCATGGCTGCGCCTTGACCCTTTTCAAGAGTCCGCTGCTTAGCTAAGCTTAAATCATCTAACGATCCCGCACGTCTAATCTGCGAAAGCTTGTTAAGTATCTTACCCGCTTCAGAACCAGAACCTACGACAGTTAGTACGTAATCATCAAAGTTTAGCCCGTATTCTCCCAGCATATCAGCTAAGTCTTGACTGTCAACAAGCTCCTTATTAACCGTTAGCTCAAACAAGCTATCAATAATACTCTTGTCTTTACTAAAGAACTCAGGGTGTGCTTTTTTTAAGTCTGACGCTACCGCCACGATGCTATTAAACTTTTCCGGTACTACTAGTGGGCTAACGAAGTCGTCTGCCTCATCTGATAATCTTGTGTATGCCTGAGTTTCAGACACACCAGTTTCTGCTCGTAGACTTTCTTTGAGGCGTAGCTTTTCTGCGGACGCCATACCTACCTGATTGTCTATGGCTGCGTATCTATCAGCCACGTCATTCTGTAAATCAGAAACTGTTTGAGCAATCTCTCGCCCACCTGTTTTTGCAAGCTCGGTGTTTAATATCTTCTTACCAGTGTCTCCTGTAGATATAATCTTACCCGTACTAGCCTCAAACTCTTCTATTAATTGTTGTGCTGTTGCATTGTCGCCCTTAGCTTTTATAGCGGCCCGTTCACGCTTGACCGCTAGCTCAGAAGCATCTGCAGCTAGTATGTTTTTCATCTGTGCGTCCGTGCCGCCAACTTTTCTGGCTTGTTTTATCGCAGCTTTAGCAACTTTGGCAGTGCCGTAACCTACGCCTAAAATCTCAACTGCACTAAGCCCTACGAAAGCAAGCGCACCAGCTTCGTTACCATCTTTCCATAGCTCATGTGCTGTGCGTAAATGTTCAGGTATATCCATGACGCCCATGGCAGTACCTATAACAGGAACAAAGTCAGCGCCCGTTATAACATAGTTAATACTACTAGGGTCCATGCCCTTATCTAGCATTGTGTTAACCGCAGCTGCACGTAGTGGGTTGGGATCGTTTAACAAAGCATTCACATTTTCTACAGAACTTACGTATCTTGCAGCTAAAACACTTGCTGGAACCTCTTCTACTTCCGCTGGTACAGGTAACATAGCAGCTGTATTAGTGCCGTTACGCTCGTCTTCTAACAGCCTAGCATTGTAGTTTATTTCATATGCTTCTCTTTGTTGTATTACGTCTGGCCTTTGCTGAAACTCCTCTACTGCAGCTGTAATCTCCACGGCCCTTTGTTCAGCAACAGCTTCGTAGTCGGAGTTATCCATTATCTCTTGTAAGCGTGGGTCCAACTCTGTGACGACTGGCTCTTCGGATAAGCCACCTGCTGTTTCAGTTTCTGCAACTGTAGAGGTTACAAGAGTTGGTATTAAACTTTCGTTATACTCTGGCTCCTCACCAAACAAAGAGTCATCTTCAGGTGAACCTTCAGTAGCTACCTCTGGAACTGCATATGGTAGTACATCAATATCTTCTTCTTCTTCTTCAGAATCCGTACTAGTGTCCAGTGGAGAACTATAAAATTCTCCGATTGTAGGTAGGTCATCATCGGATGAAAACAAGGTTGACAAGTTTGAATCTTCCATTATTAATTCCCTTCTGGTCTCCAATTAGACCCTAAGTTAAGCGAGTTTGTGTACTGCTTTATACCCAAAGATGAACTTAATTGACTTCCGATGATAGTACCAGCGATGTACTGCTCAGGAACTACAGTAGATAAACCGTCAACAGTTTTTGTATAGGAAGGCTTTACATATGCGTAAAGAGAGCCCGGAGGAAGAGCCGTTGCTGCACTCGCCATAGCTTCTTTCGATTCAAACACGTTGACCTTGGGGATTTTAGAGTAGCTTGTGCGCACGTATTCATCCAATGAACTTAGAGCACTTGTTTTTAGTGCGTCAATTTCTCCATACATAAGTGTTTCTTTATACCCAAGATCGTTACTCAGCTTTAGTTTCTGAGCAGCTAAAAGATTAGCCATAGCTAGCTTGTTTGTGCCTGTAAGTTTCTCTTGCACCTTTGCACCCAACTCACCCAATGACCCTGTTTCAATGTCCATGTCATTACGAGCTATTGATACATACTTGTTTATCTTTGCCTCACGTTCTGTAGGAGTGTAAAATTCTTTTTCACCCACTTCATCGCCCTTACGAGTAACTTCTGCTTTTTTTCTCTGCAGGTCCAAAAAGGCTTTTTCCTTAGCGTCAACAGAAGCAATACGCTCTGGATCATTACCCGCTTCTAAGCGCAAATTAAGTAGGCTGAGTTCGTAGGCAGCTAGCGTCTTATCTTTTTTGTCAGACCCAATCACAGTAAATCTGCTAAAGTAAGAACCTCCACCCAATCCTGCTGGAGTATTTTCGGCGGCACTAGCTACTTCACCTAGCTTAGTTACTGTAGATGTTTGTAAGGAGACACCATTACCTTTACCTGCAGCAATGTCATTATCTGGCATTGAGTACTGAGTGCTAGGATCAAGACCAGCTTTTGCGTATGTACCCGCTTGTGATAAAGCCCACTGAGCCTTAGCCTTACCGTTTGTCATAATGTCTTGCACTTGACTTGGGTTATAAAATACGCCAAGCTTGTCGGTAAGCTCGTCTGTAATTTTTTGGTCCCTCTTGCGGCTAGCTTTACGTTCCAGTCGTTGCTTTTCTGCACGTGTACGTGCTTCGTCTTGCAGCTTCTCATACTTTCGTTCTTCATCATCAAGTCGTTCAGACAACCCCTGTGCGGCACCGCCTGCAAAAGCCATTAAGTTAAAAGCCATGTTAAGTTCTCCTCGCCATTAAACTCGTAGGTTCTGGAGCATCTGGTTCTGCCATCTCTGGTTCACCTTTCTCCATAGGTTCTTCAAGCATGTTTTCTTTTGCTTCTTCTACAGCTTCAGGCATTTTCTTTCGCATCTTTTTCATAGCGATAGCAATCTTACGATCTGAAATTTTATCTTCGTCAATCGTGTCGTCCATGCCTAGCTCGTATTCAATCTCTGCATCTTCAGCCATGAATGCAAGCATCTCAATAATGACGGGAGTTACAAGTACCCCAACATCTAAGCTATGCATACCTTCCATAACACCGCCAGTTTGGAGGGTATCTGCAATAGTAGTAATAGGAACACCCATTTCCATGAGGTCTAGCATTTCTTCATACATCTCATCTGAAGTTATGCGAGGGATGTAGAAGCTAAGTGTTTCTTCTACAGTTTTAAAACGGGGGGGTTGCTGCCAAGGTCGTCCACCAACCTCTGCAGTTAAACCCATACCGGGAACTGGTCCCTCGAATGCGCCTTCAGGAAGTTCTGCCATCTTTTAATCTCTTTCTTTGTAAGCGTAGTTGAGCAACGTACCGCCCAATACGGACTAGTGGTTCATCTTGTGTACCACTAGTTTCTTTAGCTTTAGGCATACCAGACCTAGATAGTAGGCCCGAAGATTTTGTTGGTGTCTTAGCTATATCACCAAGGTCTGGGACTACTAAGTTTTTGTACGCTCTCTTAGCGGGATTATCCATCATGTTAAAATTCTCCTGTTATATTTACTATTACCACTACGTAAAACTAGTCAAAGAGATCCTCTATGACCGAATCTTTCAGAGGACTTGTGAGCAGCTTAATAATTGAAGAACCCATAGCTGCAGAAGATTGGTAGTCAGCCCTAAACTCTTCGATGTCAAATTTAGAATCTACTTCTAACTTTAGCATTGCTAGCTTAGTCATACGCTCACGCTCATTATCTGCAGCAGTGTACGCATACTCCATAGTATCTGAATAGTAAGTCCACATATTATTATATGCAGTATTTGATATGTCCAACGCAGCGGATGCGTTAAGTTCGTTAGCACGGTTAATAGCGGCAGTGTCCGCTGTTGCAATTTCCCTGCGCCACTTAGCGTTAGATTGATCAATTACAAGTCTGTTGTTTGCATTGAACTGCTGTCGTTGGTTTACCATCTCTGCTGAAAATCTGTTCATTGAGTTTTCCTCACCAGCATTAAACTGTTTAATGGCATTGTTTTGCGATGCATTAAACTGATTATTCTGAGTAGCTAAGTTGGCGAAAAACTGATCCGTTTGATTCTTACTGGTAGCGTTAAACTGCTGACTAGCATTTCGTGCCGCCGCATCTGTAAACAATGCTTGAGAACGTTGCTGTGCTTTAAACAAAGTTGTTTGCTGTGACCTGTCTGCATTAGCCATATCCATAGCCATAAAGTTCTGTGCATTTTGCACTGCAGCTTGTTGCCGATTACTAAGGTTAGCCATGTCCATGTTAGCAAGGGCAGCAGCTTCTGCCATAACCATAGCTTGCGAGTTGTTTAAGTTAGCCATGTTTACTGTGTTGGCAATACGACTATTCTCAAGAGCTACCTGCTGTTCAGCAGTAAAGTTCATATTAGCTACATCGGAAATCTTACTAGCATTAATTACACGAGCTTGAAACTTTTGATCAAACTCTTGTCCAATGAATGCGGCACGTTGTTGTGCAGCAAGCATAGAACGTTCTTGTCGGTTTGATAAGTTCTGAGCTTCAAATGCAGCATTAGTACCAGCGTCTGCCTGTGCGATAGGTAGCGCAGCTTCCATAGTTGCTTGAATTACAGCTTGCCCAGCCATAGAACTAGCGCCAAGTCCACGTGCTGCCATAGCAGCCGAAGCAGCCCTCATAGCACCCGCTGCCCACGCAGGTGTTTCACCACCCTCAAAGTCGTCCATTAGACTATCTAGTTGGCCCTGAACAGTAGCCTTTTTACTAGGTCTTGCTGACGCTGCTTGAATTTGCTCTGTAAACTTAGCTGCTCTATTTGCATTAGCTACACTGGAGACTAACTCACCGTCCTGTATTTCACGTTGGGTTGGGCTGTCCATCATGATACCAGTGCCTTGCGCAGCCTCTAGGCCACTTACACTGGATTCATCCATAGTCTCTGCCTCAACTAGGGCATCGTCACTTACAGTCCCTTGTACAGGGTCAACTTTATTTACTATTTTATTTATGCCACCTACTGTAGTAGATGTACCCACAGTATTTGCACCAGTTTTTTTCGTACCTTTAGAAGTGCTAGTCGTACCTACAAGTGTAGTAGGTGTTTTAATGTTACCACTCACCTGCCCTGAGTTACCGCTAATTAAAGTGTTACTGCCAGCTACAGTACCTACAGGCTTTACAGTAGAAGCAGTATTTAGTTTAGGATTTTGTAATCTGTCTGCAGTAATGTCTGTAATACCAGCACCGCCAGCGTTATAATTTTTACGTGCAACACCGCCCATAGCCATCTCAATGGCTTTATTTTGATACATATTTAACATATCATTTTTGTCAGGGTTTTTCTGTAGGTATTCATTGAATCCATTCATGTCACCTTGATAACCCAACGTACCTGCAATACGTTGCATAGCTTCAGGTTTAAATCCTTTGAATTGAATCATTTCTTTTTCCTTGTGTTGTCATAAGACAAAGTATAATGCCTTACTATATATGTGTCAAGTAATATATTATTACAGTTTGTTGCTTTTACCATTTACCCTGCTGTCTACCTACAAAGTACAAAGCTACAACTAAAGTACCAATACCAGCTAAAAAGAATAGAACCCCAAGTACTCCTGCGATTATATTTTCTTTGAGTTCCTGCTTACGGTAAGTCTGTTCTTTTCTTATTCGTCTCATCTTAGCTTCGATAGAAAGAACTTCCTCCCAAGCAGATGGTCCGTAGGTCCAAGAGATGTGATCCTTTATTTGCTTACGCATTTCTTCCATCTTCTTTTTCTGTGCGAAGATTTCAATTGCACTAGCTGAGTTGTCAGACATAAGCTTATAAAAAGGAGGGTTCTTAGCTTTATCCTCAGCGTACTGGAAGTCACTAAATGCAGAACCCCAATTGGCTAGTGTGCCACTCATTTCTTGTATGTCTTTACCTGCGCTAATCCCTTGCTTCAGGATATTAAATGCACTTGTTGCTAGTCCTACAGCTGTGATGGGGTCAATCATAACACACTACCGATCTCGTAAGTCAGCCAGCTTCTCTACCATATTACGAATAGCTTTTATATTCTCATCAATACGACCAAGAGACACTGCTTGCATTTGTACTGTCTGTTCTACCATGCTGATACGTGTCTCCTGACGTAAAAGCTCACGGGCATTGTTCTTAACGGATGCATCAAGAGTTGACACATACCATACTAACGCCATTGTTTGTAAGCCAATACCTACTAGAAAACTAATAGGCACTGACTTAGATAGGTGCCAACTCTCTTGCTTCATTATTCAGCTTCCAGCGCTGCTACCTTAGTCTCAAGTGTTTCAATCTTAGTCATAGCTTCCTGCAAAGCCTTAACAGCCTTCATGTATAGCACAGAGTATTTAACAGAAAGATACTCTTCTTGATTACCGTCTGCATCTAAGACTGGTTCGTCATCAGCATTAGTCTTAAAGGTTTGCTTGACTAGCCCACCCATACCAGATGCCTGAAGGTCTTGAGCCATTACACCAAGCATATTAGGTGCGTCAAGCTCAGCATCAATCATAGAGTAGTTCTTGAACTGCAATGATTTGATGTCGTCCCACTGAGAACTGGCAGCTACAATGTTTTCTTTTAGACGTTCGTCAGATACACCGCCGTACGAGATTGTTGCAGATTGAAAGTCACCGTTTTCTTCAATCTCAGATTTTACTACGCCCCGTCGTTGGTGTCTAAATACAGTGTCGCCAGCTGTACCGTCTCGTGAGGTTATTGATGTAAATGAATCGCCTGTACCACCACCGCTATGGTAAATTATAATAGCTTCTTCAGTGCTTGTATAAACAGTCTTTTCACTTCGTCCAACTTTTATACCACCCGCCCTGAGAAACAAGTCATTGGAGTCCCCAAGTTGCATTACGCCTTCTATGCTGTCTGATGAATCATATGTATCAGTGACAGGGAAAAACTCTAGGATTCCGTTACCAGTGTTATCGTCAACCTTACCAATCATACCGCCAAATTTATCGCCAGAAGTGTCATTGGTTTTAAATAAGTAACCACCAATGTAGTTATCAGCAGCTACGGATGTATCGGACCTGCCGCAAACAAACTGACTGCCGCCTGAGAAAGAACTAACAAAGCTGCGTTTATCGGGGTTGTTTGTCTGTGGGGTATGGCTGTCGGGGTCACTTACAGACATACCTACGTTGCCTGTAGAACCCTCTACGAAGAAGCCATGGGTATCACCATTAGACTCAACACGGAAGTCTATGTTCTGAGAGGACTCGTTTATAACAACCTCACCACTAGCTCCGTCAGCAGAAATCACTTGGCTATTTGCACCCGCAATCCGTAGATTAATTTGAAGGCGACCATCTTCAGAACCGTCGGTTGGATCTTTAATCGAAGTGACAATCTCAGCAAATTGGGTTTTCTCAGATGCAGCGTTTAGGCCTTCAAACTTAATTTCACCTAAAGAATCACTGACAGCACCTGCTTGTCCGGGGTTTCTGTATAACTCAAGCACTGGCCCCGCACTAGCGTCAGTGTCAGTAGTCTCAAGTATGAGGTTTTGAGTATTGTTGGTTTTAACAAACCTGCCCGTGCCACTTACGTCTAATTTGTGCTGTGGGTCGTCGAAAGAAATCCCAACCTGTCCATCGGCGTCGATTCGCATGTATTCGTCATTGACACCACCACCATTCCCACGGAAGACAATCGCACCATTATTATTACCGTTGCGGCTATCAATGAATGTGCTACCTGATGCGTTCTGTATTCTAGTGTTCTCATCAGAAGTATCGTTGTCGGTCAGTAGGATGGTAGGTGTTGCGCCTGTGATGTTGAGGTCGTCTCCAACATTTACTGAACCAGAGGCTGTGATGCTGCCTGTTACGTCAAGAGCAGTTGCAGGGCTGGCTTTGTTTATCCCAACATTACCATCAGACCCTTGGACAAAAAAAGCATGAGTTAGAGTGTCAGACTGTATCCTAAAATCTAAGTCCACAGAGGAGGCATTTACTCTGATTTCCGTAGGGCCAAAGTCCATGCGGTTTCTAAACCCGCCATCACCCGCTGTTCTGATCTTTAGTGAGCCGTCCTCTGTACCGTCTGTCACGTCATCCACTACAGCTTGAATATCGGCGTAAAGTACCTTTTGGTTAGCATCGTTTTTACCATGAAACTCAAGTTGACCCACATTGTCATCATCAGCGGGTGAGGCTGAATTGCGGTAAAGACTAAGAATAGAACCAGAAAGGTTATCCGCATCAGTAGAGATAAGCTCAAGCTGTATGGTGTTATCAGCAGTTGTAATAGTTGAGCCATCGGTAGCTGTGAAGCCGCCAGTTACGTCAATACCTGTGGCTGTGGTGGCGAGTTTGGAAGCGTTGTTGTAGTAAAGGACTACACCCGCATCTGGAGTAGCAACAAGCATGCTTTCATTATTTGCGGGATTTCGAACGGTAAAGGTTTCTGCAAGAATGCGAAGGTTTCCAGTACCGCTTTCGTTGATGTAACTATGTGACCCATCATGGTAAATCTGTAGGTCAGACCCAGTGCCGAAGATAAGTTTGTTATCGTCATCTAAGTGTGCGTTTTGCTCGTCATCAATATACATGGAACGAGATAGAGAACCGTCAGCTTTAGTCGTAGAGAACTCCATCTGAGAACCAGCAAGAGTAGCTGAGTAGGTAGCAGTAGCCTCAATATTAATACGAGCCTGTATTCCGTTAGCTACACTACCTGCTGAAGTATTAGTCGTGAAGTCAAGACGACCAATAGCTTCACCGTTAGTAAGTGTGGCTTGATTTGACCGAATAGTCAACGCAGTTACTACGTCATCCGCTGTACTTGTATGGCTTACTGTAAGCCCAGAATCAGCGTTATGATAAAGTTCAACTTCGCTGTCTGCACCAAATGTAATTTTAGCTGAATCACTGGTTAGATGGATATCATCAGATGCCGCTACGTCACCTGTTACGCTAACACCTGTATTTGTAGTAGCGATCTTTACTCCGTTATTGTAGTATAAACTAGCTGCTGCATCTTGAGCAAAGTTAGCCATAATCTCATCACCAGCCGCATTATACACACGGAAGACATTAGTCTTGACGTTAAGGTTGCCAGTACCTGTATCCTGAATATAGCTGTTAGAGCCATCATGAAAAATCGAAAGGTCAGCCGAATCACCAAAGGTAGCCTTATCACTGTCACCGAAGTTTACATCTGTAGCGTCTACAGAGATAATACCAGTACCGTTAGCACGAAGGTTTAAGTTACCGTTTGTGTTTGTTGTAGTAATAATACTACCATTTAGGGAAATGTTATCTACAGTAAGTTCTGTCAGGCCAGTAACACTACCGCCATCAATATCTACAGAGTCAAGATAAGCTGTACCGTCAATATATAAGTCTTTAAACTCATTAGTGTTTGCAACGCCAAGGTCTATGGTGTTATCTGCCGCTGGCCGTATTAGAGATGTAGTTATAACAATCTCTTGGTTTGGGCCTATCTTTTCGATAGGTGCGCCTTCACCAGCAGTACCGTCATGCGTATGTCCTGAGCCACCATCAAAAGCAGCTTGAAGTGCGTTAAACTCACCATCAAGGTCAGAAGCATTAATTACGTTGCCATCTGCAATGTTATCAGCAGTGTCGGTACGTGTGTAAGCAGTTCCCATTTCTTTATTCCTTATTGTCTGTCATTAGTGGCAAACTCTACTGCCATAGCGTCTAACGAAAATTCTGGATCAGTACTATCAAAAACAAACTGAAGTGAGACTGATCTACCTGCACCCACTAGTTGATTTGTAAATATATTTACTAGCTTGCCACCAAATGTAGCTGTACCATATTCTGCATCACCATAAAAAGAAGCTGTAGAAGTAGCGCCATTGCTAAAAGTAAATGGTGTAGGTTCTGGAACATTAGGTTGATCAAAGTCTAACTTGGCAGTAACAGTACCTGACACAGAACCCGTAGGGTCTACATATGTAGTAAGTTTATACAAAGTCTTGCGCATCCTTGGATCGTTTATTACAAAGTGTGGTGTGCTAAAAGTAGCTCTAATGTTACTGCCATCAAAGGATGCACCTTCTTCCATTTTGTAAACGTAACCTGTTTTGTTACCAAAAAATACTACTTCTTCTTCTGCGTCATCGTAGTAACTATCTGCTACATAAGCATTAATACCCCGTAGCCTAGCCCATGACATACCTTGGGATGTTTGATCTGCAAACTGCGTACCTAAAATACCCCTAGCGGAAGCTGTAGAAATATTTGCAGCATAACCAAATAGTCTGTACTGGCTTTTACCACGTATAACACAAGAGGCAAAGCTAGTGTGGGATGAAGTAAAATCTACCATAACGTCTTGGATAGGCTTAGATGCTGTAGACAAACCAAAGTCACCTATACGATCCGTTGCTGACAGTAATCTTAAACCATCTGGAGCCATAAACATAATGTCACCACCAACTTCTTGTATGGTGTCTTCACCAACGCAACCAATATCTAAAGTAATAGGTTGCAAGTTAAAGTCTGCTATAGTTGTGCCTGTAAGCTTAAATATTTTACGTCTAGTAAATATAATAAGTTGTTCACGAAATGTGAGCATCCCAGTAACATCTTCACCTACATTGATTGTACCAGCACCTGCAGCGGAAGTAAAGTCACTATCTGTATAAGGAGCACTAAAAACAATATTACTACCTTGGGCAAAAAATAATTGACTTTTGTAGTTAGTTACAAACTTCGCACCAAGGAGTTCTGCAGGAGCTTCGTTAAGTGTAGTAAAGATCGTACCGTCATATTTTGCTGGATAGTTAGCGCCATCAACAAACATAATAGTAGGTGTACCAGAAATATTGTAACGATCATACCGTAGTTTATTAAAGCTGCCTCTGTCTGAAGAAATAAATGTAATGACTGCATTATCAGCAGGACTACTAGCAAGTGCTGGTGTTATTGTAACTGCAGCATCTCCACTTGCTACGGTAGGTTGAGCTACAACAGTGTAAACTTTTTCGACACCCGCAATACTAAAGGTGTCACCTACAGCAGGGACGCCAGTTAAACCATCTATATCAATCTCTGTTCCAGTTTGAGATGCGCCGTCTACAAGAACTGTGCCGTAGCTAGGGATGTTTATTTGCGACCATGCACCGGAAGTATCGTTACGCCAGATAGACCCGTCACGATACGCAAATACTTGAGAGTCAAAGTAACCTATACCCTGTATTAAGTTAGTGTTGTTAACAAAAGTTACTAATGCTTTATCAGCAGGCGAAGCCGCAAGAGCAGGGGTAATAACGCAAGTAAGTGTTTTATTTGTATCATTATAACCATCCACGGCAATAGTAGCTACAGTATAAACCGTTGCGTTGCCTGCTATTGTCAGGGTATCTCCCTCTACCGGAGAGTAGAATACATTAGCTAAGTTAATTGTTGTACCACTTTGCCCAGACGCCTGCACTCTAGGCGATCCGTAGGAAGGTACAACAACGCTATTGTATTTAATAAAGCCCTTTACTCGCCTATAACCACCCTCAACAGAAGGTTCAAAATTACGTAGCTCTCTAGCAGAACCCATGTTATTAATGCCCTGCTGTAAAGGACTAACATTGGTTACGAGACCACCTTTAAATTCTACTGGAAATGTCTGCCAACCTGTGGGCATATTAGAATACTTTCGATGTAGTTGACCTGCCACCAGTTTGTATAGCAGTACTTCTTACTATGTCATATCTATTGACATACAAAGTTCTCATATTTTTAATACCATCTATGTACTTGTTGTATGTGATGCTAGCATCTTGGGAGTTACCACGAAATAAATATGCATAATACATTGCACCATCTACAATTACATGACGAAATGATTCGGGTACTGTAGGAACATCCGTAGCCGATACAAGATCAACAGGCAGTCTATAGTACTCGTATACAATTTCATAGTTATTATCTGGGGGAGGTACTACACCATATTCTTGGCTAGGTGTTCTAAACACAAAGCTAGGAATGCGATTGTATGAACCAGAAGTCTCATATTCCATATCAACATACTTTTCTAAGTACTCTTCATACGTAATATTTTTTAGTTTGCGTGTGTTATTGTTGAATGTAGTATTGCGTTTAATTCTAAAGGTATTTAAATCAAGCGTCTTTGCGTCTGCAGGGTATGCATAACGAACTTCACCAACAGATAAAGACTCGTCTTGTTCTACGTGATTAAAGGGCCAACCAAATTGTTCTTGATTAATAAAGCGAATAGAGGAATTAATATTTTCTTTTGCTGCACCATAAAAACCTACAGCAGTATCAAAGTTAGCAGCTGTCAATTCAACTTCGTTTAATCTACGATTGATGTCATTGACTAAACCTATATAATCATATGCCATTTAACGTTCCTTTATGCGTAGCTTAACTACTCGTTCACCCTGACTGCCAGAACTGTCTGTAATCCTACAGTAAAACTTATACTCAGTATTGTTAGTTCCTAAACCAAGGTTAATAGTTGCTACAGTATTAGTATGGCTTTGCGATACATTTTGAATACCATTTACAGTAGCACCACCCGCTATGCTTGTCTTAGTACCATCAGAAGCATCCACCGACCAAAGCACAGCGGTAATGGTAATGCTATCACCTAAAAACCTAGACCAGTCCATGCTGTAATCTAGTGTTTCATCTGGGTCTTTGTTAGGCCAACGAAAGCTCATATTTAATCCTCGGTTGCATATACAGTTCTTTCTGCAGCAGTAGCTTGCCTACCAATAAAAACTATTCTATTTTCTTGAGCTACCTTTACAATCCTATCGTAAGTAGTAGCTAGTCTAGACACAAATACAATTCTGTCTTCTTGCGATACTTTTGCGGTTCGTTCAGCTGATGTACTCATTACGCAGCCCTCGCAATAATAACAGTACGTCTTTTACTGTACAAGTTCTTTACTGCTTCAAAGTCAAAGACTACTGCAGTTGTTGTTACAGAACCTAAACTTGAAGTCATACCAGAAGAAACTATAATCTCCGATACGTTTATTTTAGTGGCTGTCCCTACTTGAGCAGTGGCTGCAACACCTGTAAGTGTGTGAGAACTACCTACACCTACAGAACCTATGGCACTAGAAGCAAAGACAGAAGCTAGGTTGTGTTCGTTAGCTATAGATACTTGACCAACACTTCCAGTGGCTGTTACACCAGTTAGACCAGCACCTACCTGTACTTGAATCGATCCTACACTAGCAGTACCTACTGTAGTGGCTGTAAGGCGCACCCCAATGTCAACTTCGAACCCACCAATTTCAGGTGGCTCTATTTGTCCTGTGCCAGAAACCCCAGTTACGGATACTACAGGAGTAACTCTCCCAAACCTAGCAGTACCAAAAGTACCGCTGCCATATATGGCGTCATTAGCACCATACGTAGCCATAGTTTAGGCTATTCTAATTATAGTAGTGCTTGCTCCAACTGCAGGGAACTCAATAGTTAAGTCGCCAGCAACAGCCGTTACAGTACCACCAAAGTCAATTACACAGATGGCTGAATTAGAATTTGCTGTGTTGTAAATAATACAACCATCTGCAGATGTGCTTACGTTTGCAAATACTTCGTCTGCAAAGTCTACCATAGCAGTTGTTCCACTGACTGTGATAGAGGGACTACCTAAAGCTTGTCCACCTGCAGAATAGTTAGTACCAGAAGACTCGTCTGAAGCATCTGTTACATTTGAATAATTAGTAGTGGCTGCACCATATGTACCACTGTTGCTAGGTTTAATAAGAGCTATCTTAATTGAGTCTGTGTCAAGGTCATGTAGACCACCAAGCAATTCTTGCTTAAAACTTGTACACATTGCTGTAGTGATACCCATAATCTATTCCTTTGTATGTACATAAGTATAGGTGGGCCACAATTAAGCAGCCCACCCATTGAGTTATTTACGCAAGTGCGTCACGAGCAACTTCTGCTGGAGCAGAGTCGCCTTGATCACTTACATCAACCATCCAAGCGTAAACACGAAGTTTACCTGCAGTGAATGTTGCACCAGAACCTGCAAAGGTAAGGTCCAACGTGTCTGCAGTTGCAAGAGTAACGTCTGCCGCAGGTGTAGCTGATGGAGCATAAGCAAGATCAGCAGCACCGTCGATGTCAAACGCTGCAACAAACTCATCGGCATCTGCTGCACCAAGTGTAACAGTTGCGTCTGTGCCTGTGTTCTGAGTTGCAGATTCTACAACTTGAACGCCTGCATGAATTACCCGTGTGTTAGCAGGGACAGTCAAGCATTGAACTACGTCACCACCTGTACAGGAAATTGCCTGTGCAGTAAGATCAATAGTCTTTTGTACCAGATACGGAGCACGTCCACGCTGTGAACTACCGTGTGCTGGCAAAAGTAATGTTGAAATAGTAGCCATTTTTTATTACTCCTTTATGCCAAGTGGTACTTAGCGTTCACAAGAGCTTCTGGGCGAAGGATCTTGCGACCATATAGATGCATACCACGAACAATGTCGGAGAATGAATCTGGATCACGATATGTTTCAGTCTTGTTGATCTGCTCGGCAGTTGCAACAGCTGAATCGTGTCCCGCAACAATCATACCATAGTTGACTGTAGAGTTCGTACCTGTAAAGGACGGACCCGTACCAACAGTTGGTAGGTTGTTAGAGGCATATACACGGAAGCCATGAATATTCATACCGATTTGACCATTCTGGAGACCAGAACCGCCGAAGTCAGAATTAAATAGACGAGAATCTTCGTCTTTCAAGAGTTCCATGAATACTGGATCGACAACAAGCCAACGACCTTGTGTATCGACGTTCTGCTGGTCAAGAAGACGAGACATACGTGCGATAACTGTCAATGGAAAAGTGTCACCAGCTGCAGGTGTGGTGTCAGTTGCACCGCCAGCACGTGGCTGTAGGGCAAGAGCTTCACCAGCAGAACCACCGAATGATCCAGCATCAATTTTCATTGAGGCCAACAATTCGTCAGAACCTGCAGTAGCTACAGCCTTAGTACCGTTAACAGTTGTGTTTACTGTGTCAGGTGATCCGTGGATTGCAGACTGTTTAAAGCCAGACAAGTAGCCAAGAACGTCTTGGTCAAACTGGTCAGACAAACGAAAAGCAGCACGATCCGAAGCAAGGCTTTGGAAATTAACGTGACTGTGAGCTTCCTCAATATCATCGACTTTGAAAGCAAAATAATTAGCTTTGTCGATTGTCAATGAGAAATCTTCATCGTCCAAGTCTTGTGGCGTGATAGTTGTACCACGTAGGTAAGGTTGAACAGTGATCTCAGGTTCTTTAATAATTTTAACTGAGTCACCCATATTGGCGATTTCGCCAAAATAATCTGAGTTAGTGATAGCTTCACAAATAGATGCTTTGCGGAATGCAAGTTGCACCTGTTTGGAATAAATGACTGGTGAGAAGTTACCGTTAGGTAAGTTGCCATATCCAGCAGCGGTTCCGAATGCCATTATAATTTCTCCTAGCATTAGATACAGATGCAAACGACTAATGACTTATACAGAGGCTAATTACTACTAGGGTGCGTTAACAAGAAAGTCGGCCAACCTTCTAGTATAACGGGCCACGAGACATTAGGTTGTCCGAAAGCGTTATTGTTGTTTGCGGAAGTTTAATTGTTAGTAGCGTGGGTAACTGTAGTTGATACCTAGCAGGGCCACGCTACTACATTGTACATATAGTTATATCATATATATTTTATATGTCAATAGATTTATCTAGCATTACCAGACATATCGTAAATAAATTTACCAGTACGGATTGCTTCCATGATAGCTTCGGAAGCTTTCTCATACTGTTGCGGTGACATCTTATTTACTTGGGACTCTTTAAAAGTTCCAGTAGTATCTGAGTCATCTGGCGCACTACGATTATTACGACTATTTACTGAACGTGCAGCATCTTTATCCGTTGCACGTTTCTTTGTTTTAATACCCATGTCAGCTTTGTACAAGTCAATTGCACGTGCTGCTGAGCGAGAATCATTATCATTTTCGTACAGTGCATCCTGTACCCACTTAGGCTGTTCGTCTGCCCATTCGTGGAACTTATCACTGTCACGTATTTCACCAAAGTCTGGGTGTGAAGTTAGCAATTCAACTTCAGCTTTTTCACGAGATGCACTAGCCCGCATTTCATCAATCTCTTTTACACGATCCTCAAGACCTGCAGATTGCTCCCGTGCTTTTTTAATTGCAATAGTTTCTACAATAGCGGCTACATCAGGATACTGACTTGCCCAAGCATCAATGTCTTCATCAGACTTAGGTAGTTTAATTTCTTGCTTAGTAGACTGTTCTAGCTGACGTTGCAGTTTTGTAAACTTGTCATCCCAGTCTTTTTCTTTATCTTGCATGTGGCGGCGAAGATCACCATATCGTTTCTTAAAACTTTTTTCTTCTGCATTTGCTGGGGCATCCTCTTGTTTTTCTGGTGCCTCACCACTTTGTTCTGCCATAAGATGTTCTAGTTCTTCTTCTTCGATTTTACGCTTATCTTCATTAGAGTATTTACGATTTGCAAAAGCTACCTTAGTTGGAGCTTGCATTTCTTCCGCCATAATAGTATCGTTCATTTTATTTCTTTCTTACCGGAGCCACCGTAGCCTATGTTGGTAGGGGGATGAGTAGCCAGTCAAATTAGCAGGCTTTACTTACGTGCTGCTAAGCCACGTTTTGGTTTAGTAGGCATAGAATTGCTAGTAGTTTCTGAATTAACCATGCTAACAATTTCGTTGATACCCTCTGCTAAAGCCTCAGAAACTTCTGGCCCAATAATTTTACTTATGGTTATAAGCTCAGAACTACCATGCAAGGTTGCTAGGCCACGAGCTTCTTCAACGCTTAACTCACCTAGACGAATTGCTACATCTTTTTTGTAGCTATCTAAGTCGTTCATGGGGGCTTCTGGTCTATTTAACATATCAAGTCCTTTCGATGTCTACGAGATTACCACGTAAAGCTTTCCATATACCAATTGTGTAAGAGGGAATATAAAAGAATAACTTACCAGCCATTGCCTGTAGAGTAAACTTACCCCCTACTGTAGCATAATAAAAACCATTTGACAACCATTGAATTAATTTATTGTCTACACGTGGTGCTATATATTCTTTTCCGAATGTTACGTATCCGTTTCTCCATAGCTTAGTGTCTAGTTTATGCTCAGGCTTTGCTTCTATACACCATTTAATTAGTTTAATTTTTTGGGTATTAGACCAGTAACCTTTGTCAGATAAAGCTGTTGCTACATAACAGCCGTAGCCACCACTACTGGTACTCGGACTTGAACTCGGACTGGAACTCGAACTGCCACCGGAAAGTGCCTTGCCAACTGCTGTATCCTTAAACTTAGTACCTGTAACACTTTCGTAAAAACCCTTGCCAGAGCTACCACTAGTAGTAGTAGTAGATGAAACATTGCCTGATGAAGATGCAGTTTTTTCTAACTTAGCTTGGTAGGTTTTATCTGCTAATTCAGCTTTCTGGACGCCTTTACCTTTAATGCTTACAGCCTTACCAGATTGCCCATCTTTGATGGCATCCGCAACACTATTATATGTTTTTGTAGAAGTAGATTTCTTTGTAGAAGATGTACTGTCTGCAACACTTTTATTCATGGCAGTACCATCTACAATTACTACGGGGTCTTTGGCGCTGTTAAGTTTTGTACCCGATTTAATCTTTACCCCAGTAGGTATTACAGTTCTTCCTGCAATAGTAGTTTTTGCAGTAGTTACTGTAGCAGGTTTGTCAGTAGAAACTCTAGCGTCTTTTTCTTCTTTAGTTTCTGTAGTGTAACTTTTGCCATTATAGGTAAATGTTTTTTGCCCAGCACCTCTTGCATCCGAAAATGCAGAATCAAAGGTTTTTGTCGCAGTTTTGGTAACGGGGGCAATAGGGGCAACAGCGGTAACAGGTGTTCTACCTTTAGTATCTAACCTATTTGTAGGTGCAACAGCGGTAACAGGTGTTCTACCTATATAATCTGGCCTACGTGGATCAAGTAGGTCAGGATTTACAGACGGCTTCTTGGCGTAATACTCATCCTTAAGGCCTTTAATCTCTTCTAGTTCAAAATTGGACATGCCCTCCAAAAAGTCAGGACGAACATTCGGATTAGTCTCATCAAGATAATTCGAATCCGTAATATCTTCTAAGGTAGTCTGCGAAGGATCAACATAAGCATTACCTTTAGTATCTAACCTACTTGTAGGTGCAGTATAGGGTTTACCTGCAATACCATATCCTTCTGCTCCACCTAAGTTACGTGGATCAAGTAGGTCAGGATTTCCAGATGCTGCAATTGGAGTTACTGGAGTAGCGTCTGTGCTACCTGTTTTAGAAGCGTCACCAAAAGCCTTAAACGTTTGCGTACTTACGGAAGGTAAGGTAGTAACAGGGGATCTCACATAGCCCTTTTCTATAGCGTTAGATTGGGCTTCCTCTGATGTAGTGCCTCTACCTAAGTTGCGAGGAACATTTAAGAAAGGTCCAGTAGGTGTAGAAGAAGTAGTAGTAGTGTATCCTGACGGGTTTATCTGGCGTGTTTCTTCTAGTAATTTCTGTGTAACCTTGCTGGCCTCATCTATCCTGTCAGCTAAACTTGTATTAACTGAAGGACCGGACACACCTGTTCCACCTGTTTCAGAAGGATCATCAAAAGCGTTAGTGTCCTTCCCTGCGGGTGTCGCCTCGGACACCTCACGTTCAAATTGTTCAAGCGCTGTTTCAGTTGGCGTAGTGTACTTTTTACTTTTTGTATTGTCTGCAGTAGCAGCAAATCCTGTAGGTATACCCGCAATGTCAGAACCAGTCTTAGTCATATCTCTAAATGTTCTGTCAGGAGCTTGCGTGATGGTATCATTCCATTCACGGATAGGTAATATTTGAGACGCTTCCTCACGCAAGGTGTCTACACCATCCATATTGATATCGTCTTCATTACGACCAGTAACTGGGTCTTCTACAAAAGGTTTGTACGCAGTGTTGATTAGGTCTAGTCGTTCTTGTTCTGTCTTAGGAACAATCACATCTGGTTTTGGGTCGGTCATTGGCAGTACGCCGTAGTCTTTCAACGCAGCTTCTACTTTTGCCTGCCCCGCTAAAGTAAGAGAAGGTAAACCATCTATGTCAGGCACTAATTTAATAATTTGGTCAACGGTTACATTTGTATTGGCATCATTAATCATAATGTTGCCTTCACTGTCAGCAGAAACAGGTATACCAGTACGGTCAGCGAAACTTGTAAGCCAGTCAGCAACGCCGCTAGTTAAAACATATTTGTTTGTGCCTTCTTCAATAGCAACAGGGGCTGCTACCCCATTTACCGCAGCAGCAGAGATAACGCCATTCTTGACTTTATCGTCACCCAAGTTAAGTAGTTTACCTATCTTGTTAATGACCGTCCCTAGTATACCATTAGATTTCGAAGTCAGTTTGTCTCGCTGCTCAGTGAGGCTTTTAGTTTGATCTGCCGTCAAGCCCCCTGCAGACAATCGTGCATCAATCTCAGCAGCT